CTTTTGATGGCAAAAGGATAGATATTATATGTCCTATACACGGAATTTTCAGACAGATATTAGCAAATCATGTTAACAGTGGTCATGGATGTCCTAAATGTGCATTAGAATTGTCAAGGAAAAGAAAGACTCAATCTACAGACGAATTTATATCAAAAGCAAAAAAAGTACATGGAGATAAATATATATACGATAAAGTAG